AGTGTCCAGCTTTGAGTCCAGGTGTCCAGGAAACGGCAGACGTGTAGCATCGGTGGCACGTGGAGGCCGGCTGCCGGGCGGGCAGCTGGCCCCACCCAGCCGGCCCCGTCGTCTCACCGCCTGGGCGGCGGGGGCCGGCACTACACATGAGGGAGAACACCATGAACCAACCAACCAACGACTTCCCCGGCGTCGAACCCATCCGCCGGTGGTTCAAGGCGCTGCCGTTCGCGGCGAAGGCCGGCATCATCATGGCGGTGGCGTGGGCGCTGCTCGCGCTGAAGGGGACGTTCGGCTAGGGCGCCAGGTGGTCCACGGCCAGCGCTCGCAGCGCCCGCCGCTCGGCCGGCGTCGCCCCGCCGGCAACCATGCCGACAGCCGGGTCCGGTTCGGTCAACGCCCACGCCAGGCACACCACGCGCACGGGGCATGTCGCGCACAACGCTTTGGCATGGGAGATGCGGGCGACCCCACCGGGGCCGGGGCGGCGCATCTTCGGCATCGTCATGGCGGCGCCCTGACCGCGGCAGGCGGCGTCGGGCCAACGGTCACGAGACGCGTAGACGGTGTCACGCTCCCACCTCACGGCGCGAGCCGATCCACGGCCAGCGCCCGCAACTGGGTGATGGCGGTCACGATCGGGTGAGTGTCACCGGGCTCCGCGTGCTCCTCTATCCAGATGAGGGAGCGCATGGACAGGCGGTGATCCTCCCGCCACTCGAGCTGGACGAGGGGGTGCAGTTCCATGCCGGCCTCCCCTTCGGGGGGTGGGGCGCGTCCGGGGACTAGGGGCGCGGGGGTTTGGTTAGGAGTCTCCCACGCCACCGGAGGGTTCGGGGGGGCCGTCCGGTGGCGTGCCAACGTCGTTCCCCCGGACAACCTTCATGACCTCCGGCACGGTGAACAGCCCCATCATCAGCAGACCGACCGCGATGGCTCCGACCCGCGGGCAGTCGTCGGTGACACCGAACATGACCAGGGCCACGCCGGCGAGGAACGCCACGGTGTTACGGAAGGCGCCCACCCAGACACGGGGCTCAGTAGATCTTCACCGCGATGAGCACGGCGCAGACCGCGGTGACGACGTTGGCGATGGTGTTCACGAATGGGTGATAACTCATGTTGAGGACTCCTCTGGGATCGGGATGTTGGGCAGCAGCTCCGGCGGTAGCGGCGCGTGGGAGGTGCCGGTGTCGATGAGGTGCAGCGCGATGGCCGCATCAATGGGGCCGTGGCGCTCCGTCAGGCGGGCGTTGATCTGCCACCAGGAGCCGTCATGCCATTGGGACAGGAACCACATATCTTCAGTCTCCTCCGCGGTGTTGGGGGGCGGCCCAGGTTTGTGGACGGGCGGGCCGGGCTTGGTGCCGGGGTAGCCGGCGCGGGGCCGGGGCCGTCCGGCCTTGACCCAGGAGTCGTGCCCATCGATCTCCACCGGCTGGATATGCCACGGCTCCCCGTTGACGTTGCAGTGGACACCCCACCGCGTGGCCTCCGCTGAGCCCTGCTGGGGGCCTTCGGCGACGGTGGGGGAGCGGTGCACGCGGCCGGGGTTGCGGGCCACCAGGTCGATGGCGCAGTACCAGACGGTGCCGTCCTTGAACGTCTGGGACTGGTGGAACGACTTGCCGGGCGGGGCAAACCCCTCCTTGTCCGGCTGCACCTTGCGCCAGCCGCCACCGCACCCAATGAGGCCACCCTGGGCCTGGAGCCAGGAGAACAGCCGGCGGGCGTACTCTGGCTCCATCTTCGGCTCGTAGCGGCGTCTCATCTCCGCCATGGTCACCAGGTCGGTGCCGTAGCCCACGGGGTACAGGATCGTGCTCACGGGGGGTACCACCTCGGTCCATTGGGTCCAGGCCTGCTCGGTGGCCACGTTCAGGTCCAGGTGATGCGGGGTGGCCCAGCCGTAGTGCCCGGTGTCGCCCATCGACGAGAACTGCCACGCGTCCAGCGTGGCCACGCCGGTGGGCAACGTGGGGCCGTTGGGGAGGCCGGGGTCACCGCCCTGGGTGGTGCGCGCCCACGTCTCCCAGTTGGCCGGCTCCACCGGTGGCAGCGGCCAGGACTGCTGCGGCAGCTTGGCCGGCTGGTGCGGGTAGGCGGGCACGATGATGGCCTGGAAGGCCTCCACCAGCTCGTGCTGGCGGGGGGCGGTCATCGGGTCCAGGAACCACTTGCCGCCGTAGCCGAGCGGCGTACGGCCGTCCTTGGCGTGGAGGCGGTCCACCAGTTCCAGCACCCAGTCCACGTAACGGTTGCCGGCCCAGTCGGCCTGCCCGTCAAAGTTCTCCATGTCCACCATCGGCGGCAGGGTGGTGGCCTCGCACGTGTCCATCTGGGCCAGCAGGCGGTCCGCGTGGAGGAGCGCGGAACCGGTGGGTGGACGGATGTAGACATACGCGCCTGTCTGTAGGCCGGCGTCGGCGGCGGCGGGGATGAACAGCTGGTACGAGGGGTCCGGGCGGATGTCGTTGCAGGCCCGGCAGAACACTCCGTCAATGCCGTGCACGGCAGCCACGCGGAAGTCCGGCGCCACGGAGCCCGGTGGAATGGTCATCGCGGCGCCGTTCGCTCCGGGCACCTGGTAGAGCGACACGTCGAGAAACCCGACCGGCAGCGTGGTCATGGCGCGTAGTACACGAGCTGAATGTTGCCGACGTACGGGTGGTAGCCGGTCTCCAGCCCGGTGCCGCTGATCGTCACCGTGTTGTTGCCGGTGACGAGGTCGGCGACGTTGATCGGGATCGACAGGGACCGCGTTCCCACGTATGGCGGGCCGATCGTCGGCTCGAAGGGGGTCTGGCGAACAGGGCCGCCGTTGAATTGGTAGTCCAACCGCAAGGCCGACGAGTTGAGGTTCGGGTCGACCCACGACGACAGGACCAGCCGCGCTGCAGTGACCCCAGCGGCGACCGCCGGCAACGTCAGAGTCGGGGTCGGCAGGTAATAGCCGATGTCCATGCCGCTGCCGTGGGGAACTTGGGCGTCAGGGGCACGCGACACCCTGGTCGGAGTGCGGACCGCACCGTCCCAACGGACCCCGCCGTAGACGAAGTTCGTTGACGCCAGCCCGGTGTATTTGACCGACGCATGGTTGTGCGACCCGAGGTAGACGTAGCCCTCGGTGAGCGTCGGCGGCAACGTCCAGTTCGTCGCTGCCCACAGCGTGCCGTTGGCGTACACGTCGATGTGGCTGGCCGTGAACTCCAATCGAATCGTCGTCATGTTGGTCCGCGAGGTCAACGCTGCAGGGTTCGAGCTGCTCGGCGTGAGCATCGTCTCGACGAAGTTGTTTGACACAATAAATCTCGGGACATCGGAGTCGAAGTTGAAGCGCACCGAGAACCCGTTCTTCGGTGCGTGTCCGGCGCCGTTGTAGTCGTAGTGCGACGGGATCGTGTACGGGTCCTGCGTGATGAAGATGTACGACCAGCCACGCAACGTGTTGGTCGGCGCCACGATCGTGTCGAACTCGATGATGCCGCCACCGGCGAACTCGAATAGCTCGTTGCTGCGGACGTTGGCGTCGCCGTAGTTCTGTGACCCGGCACCGATCCACAAACGGTTCGAGACGATGACGATGTCATTCGGTGGGAGCACACCGTCGACCCCGGCAATGTCATCGCAGTGATCGACATGCCCCGCATCGTTATCCCACGTGGCGTTCCGCCACCGGTTCGTCGTCCAGTGCCCCAGCCCGGCGGTGAACGACTCGGAGAACACGAACATCCCCGGCAGGTACCAGTTGCCGGATGATCCGACCGTCGAGATCGTGGCGACGGAAGACGTCCAGGTCTGCGGAACCGGCGGCCATATCCGACGTGTCCCCATGAAGGCCGTCACCACGGGCGTCGACCCGAGCCGCAGCGCCCTGACGCCAGCAACCCCGAGACGCATACCACCAGGGTTGACGTATGCCCACAGGCTCGACGTCCCGGTCACCGCCACAGCGGACGTCGACGGCGTCGACGTCCATGTCTGTGCTCCAGCCCTGGCCCACGTCCCCGTCGTCGCCGTCACGGTGATGCTGGCAGCAGAACGCGCCCACGTCTTCGGTCCTGGGAAGTCGCCACCGCTGGCATCCGTGATGATGCCGCCGCCATCGTGGACGCCGATCGCCTGGTTGACGCCGGTCAGCTGAGCGCCGTTGGATGCGAAGTCCTTGGTGGTGACCAAGGTGCCGTTGGCATACAGCGTCCCGATCATCGCGTTGACCCGCCACTCGATGAGGCCGCCGCCGCCCGGCACGGTCGGTGCGGCGATCTGACCGGCATACGTCCCGTCGCGGTAGAAGAAGACGCCGTTACCCGGATTCCATTCGACGTGATAGCCGATCCGCAAGGCGGCTGTCGTCCCCGAGACGTGGGTCGCCAACACGAACGCATTGGCGAAAGAGGTCACGGTGATCTTGACGAACTGGTTGAGCGTGCCTGCCGGTGACGAGATTCGCAGGGCTTCTCCCTGACCGTGATACGGGGTCGTGCTGATCTGTCCAGGTACCGACGTGTCCCAGACCTCCGGCGTCCCCAACGATCCGTAGACGAAGAAGTTCGAGTAGTCGGGGCTCGCGTTGATGTTGGTGAAGTTGGTGTCGAACCACGGTCCGGTACCGGCCCCCACCGACCACGCAGCTGACGTGCCGACCGCTGAGATCGTGGCCGGGGAACCGGGCCACGTCTTCGGTCCGCCAGTGATCTCCCAGCCCCCCGAAATCCCGTCGACCGCGACCGTTGCCGCCGAGCGGGTCCAGGTCTGTGGGGGCGGAGCTGACGAGTAGTCGCCACCTTCGGCGTCGGTGATGATGCCACCGCCGTCGCCGACACCGATCGACTGCTTGGTACCGGTCAGTTGGACGCCCTCGGTGGCGAAGTTCTTGGTGGCGACCAGAGTGCCGGCGACGTACAGCGTGCCGACCATCGCGGTGACCCGCCATTCGATGACACCACCACCGGACGGCGTCGCCGGGACCGTGGCACTCCCGGCGTACGCCGTGTCGCGGTAGAACTGGATGATGTTGCCCGGCAACCAGGCGACGTGGTAGCCGAGACGATGTGCGGCCGTTGTCGCGGAGACATGGGTCGCCAACTCGAAGTTGTCGGCGAACGAGGTCACGGTGATCTTCGAGAACTGGGTGTCGGAGGATGCCGGTGACGTGATCCGCAGAGCAGCCCCGTTGCTGTGGTACGGCGTCGTCTTGATCTGCCCAGGAGTCGACGTGTCCCACGTCTCACCACTACCGCCGTAGGCGAACCAGTTCGAGTAATCGGGACTCGAATTGATGCCGGTGAAAGCGGTGTCGGACCAGGTGGGCACGGCGGTGTCGGAACGACTAGGAACCGGTGATGGTGATCAGCAGGGCGGGCAACGTGACGTCAGCACCGTTTGTCGCCAATGTCGGCGGTGTCGGTACGTCGATGCCAACAAGCTCTTTGGTGCTGTCCGCTCCGCCGTTGTTGCAGTAGTAAGCGACCGCCGTCCAGGTCTCCCCAGCAGCCACGGCGGTGAGCACCGGAGCGGGAGCCGAGATCGTCACACTGTTCGCGCCGGACGGTTCCTCGGTGACGGTCAACGTCAAGTCAAGCTGCGTGTTGGTGCGGGTGTAGCCGGTCGCGGCAGCTTCGGTCATCCCGGCCGACGTCACCTCGGACAGAAAGTTCATCGTGCGAATCGACCCCACAGCGGGCACAGTTCCTTTGAACACGGCCATCCGTAGATCCGGCGTGGTGGTGCCGGACGTGAATGCGGCGGTCAACATGTAGTACATGCCGCGGTTGGTCATCGTGAATGCCATGTGTGCTCCTCAGGTGATGATGTAGAGGGTGGTCGACGTCCAGGTGCCCAGCGCGTCATAAGCGGCCTGTGTCCCCGACCAGATGCCGGCGACACCTTGAACGTTGGCGACACCGGGTACCCACGTCGCGTTACCGGTGAGGAACGATGTTGCCCCGGCCCCGTTCGATCCAGGCGTCAGACCGGCGGCGGTCGTCGTTGTCGAGAACATCTTGTTGGCCTGCGCCGTTGACAGTGACTGCAGCGCGACCTTTCCACCAGGGATCGTCCCCGCCGATGCCACCACGCTGACGGGGATCTCCCAGTAGACGCCCTTATCGAGCGCGTCGGCCGTCACGTTGAACAGGACGTACCGGGATGCTGACGTGTAGTCCTGCACGTACACCTGGAACCCGGCCTTGATCCGCCCGAGCCCGACCGTGACGTCGAGACCGTCGACGGTGATCTCGGACACCCACAATTTCGTCGACGCGGTAAACGTCGAATTGTTGCCGCGCATCTGGTTGCCGGTGATCGATTCGACGGTTGACGTGTTGTACGTGAACGCGAAGATGTTGCCGGCACCGCTCGCCCCCGACGACGGCAGCTGCCAGGTGCCATCATCCTTGAGGAATGCACCGGTCAGCGTGTTCGGTGGCGGGGCAAGTCCGCGCACCGTCGTCGTGAACAGCGGCTTGGTGGCGTCGCTGGTGTTGTCGACGTTGCCGAGCCCGAGCGTCCCCCGCATCGCCGACGTCGACGGATCGTCAAGGACCGTCCTGGCGGCGGCCGTCACGACCGACGAGTCGAGCAGCCAGGACGCCCCGAACCCTGACACGATGATGTCGCCCTTGTCGCCGTCGGTGACCCCGGTGCCGCCGCCACCGGTAGGAGCCGTCCAGCCGGCGTCCTGGTCGGTGTTGCTGTTCTTGGCCAGCACCTGTCCGGTAGTACCCCCAGCGGGCAGCGCACCCGATCCTGGCGGCCCCTGCAGCCCTTGTGGCCCCTGCACGCCCTGGATGCCCTGTGGCCCCTGCGTCCCTGTCGAGCCGGTGGACCCAGTCGGACCTTGTGGGCCTTGCGTGCCTTGTGGGCCTTGCGGTCCGGCCGGGCCGGGCGGCCCCTCGATGCTGCCGGCGTTGGTCCAGACGTCATCCGTCCAGACCCATAGCTCCCCATCGATCAGGTAGCCGTCCCCCTGGGTGTTGCCAGTGGGCGGCAGCTCGCTGGGGTCGTCCAGCGCGCCCTTGATGTTGACCGACGTCCCTGGTGCTCCTGGCGGGCCAGGGACAGGGATGTAGCCGTCTACGGCAACGACTAGCTCCGTGGTCATAGTTCATCGGCTCCTGTCTCGGCGTGGAACTCCCCGCGTGCCAGCACCTTCTGCACGTCGTCGGTGGACACCGCGGTCAGATCCCACGTACCGGTGTAAGGCGCGGTGAGATCCGCCCATAGCTCGTGACTCAGATAGAGCAGCGCTTCCCCCTGCGGGAACCGGGCGGGGTCGAACCAGCCGGGCGGGCTGCCCGGCGTGGCGGTACTGCTGGAGATGATGAGGTGCTGGCGGGCCGGCGCGATGGGCACGCCGGTCTCTGGGTCGCGTGCCCAGGTGTCATCGTTGGGCAAGTCGAAACGGAACCACGCCACGGCGGACGTGATCGCAATCGGCGTGAGGTCGTGAGCGTGCACCCAGACGACCGGCACGGTCTCGTCGCTGTTGGTCTGCAAGGGCAGGTTCAGGGGGATGGGGGGGGCTGCTGCTAGTGCCATGACGCGCTCCTCAGCTCACCACGCCGGTGGTGTCGATATCAGGCAGGGGTGGCCGGGCCAGCACGGCATCCGCATACTCGATGTCACGCACCGTGTTGCGGATGAGCTGCACCACGGCGGCCTTGGCGTTGGCCGCGGACGGGGGGACATTGTTCCAGCGGCACAATGCAGAGATGACGCGGTCAGTGTCAGCGTCGCGGATGGTCAGGGTGATCTTCGCCATCAGACCTTCCCCGTGATGAACTGCCGGTGGCCGGTCCGGGAGATGACCACGACGTGGCCGATGGCCGGGGTGTAACCCACAATGGTGTTCGTGACCGACGTCCACGTGGTGGCGATGCCGACGCGGGCGCGCAACGGTGAGGTGGACGTGATCACCCCGCGCACGGTGGTCACTGGCGGCGCGTCGGTGACCACGCTCGGCGTGAGCGTGGCGCGGGCCAGATCGGCAAACGCGATCGTCAGCTCCTGAAGGTCGTTCATAGCGCCACCCTCGTGGTGCCGGTCATCTCCGCGTCAGCGGTCAACCCGATGATCAGCTTCTCGATGACATGGCGCGTGTCCAGACCCAACCTGCTGTTTCGCAGCTGGATGACGTCCCACGGAACAAGGGCGCAGTTGGGCACCGCCGCGAACGACACCGACCGCGACGTGCCCAGGATCGAATCCAGCCGGGAACGGGCGGCGTCCGCACACATCGCGTTCGACGTGAACAAGTCCGACTCGATCCAGTCAGGCTTCCGCCCAAACGGACCGCCGTAGTGCGCCGTGGACGTGGTGTCCGTCGCCACCGCCATGTAGACCGTGCCGGCGTCGTTGGGCGGTGACGCGGCGATGATCCGATTAAAGATGTCGTCATCAGTAGCGACCGCGAGGGAAGCGGAGACCAGGACACCGGCCTCTCCTTCGTCGATCGTCCAGACCGGTGGAGCGGTGGAAGCGTTGATGTTCACCAGCCGCAAGGTGCCCAGCCCGTCAAACCTGGGCTGTTTGCCGATGGCTGCGGCCAGCTGCTGGACCGCTTCCCACGGTGACGTCTTGACCTCGTACACCAGGCCCGGCACGGTGTAGGCGCTGGAGCCCAACGCCTGCAGGGCGTGGGGGACGGCGGTGGCGATAAACGATCCGATCACATCGTTGACCGGTGTACCGGCGGCCACCTCCAGGTCGTCTTCCAGGCGGGCATCCAGCGCGAACTTGGAACGATCCATGCCGGTCAGCCGCAATTCTCCGGTGGTGCCGTCCAGATCATAGGAGGTGATCTTGAAGACACCCAACGGCACCAGTTCCGGCGTCGGACGATGTCCGGCGATGCCGCGGCGGATGGCCAGCTCGGTACCGAACTGCGCCGTTGGTATCTGGCCTGGCTCGATGATGGTGACCTCACACTGGCCGTAGGTGGCGGCGGCGGCGTCGAGCGTCACGGTCCCGTCGACCACCTGCAGGTCCGGCACCAGTATCTGACCAAACTGCAGGAGGTCCACCTGGACCGCTAACCGGTGCGAGCCACGCAACGCGCCCAGGAACTCCGGCGAGACGGGATTCATGACAGCACCGGTGGCGCGTCCACCGCGACGTAGGTGATGGTCCACTCGCGGTATTCGCGCCAGGCCGGATCGTTGAGCGGCAGGCGGGCGGTGGCGTGATTCGTCACCGTCATCCACCGGTACGGATGCCCCCACTCGTTGCGGCCTTGATAGAGCAACGCCGACGCGCTCCGCAACAGCGACCCCAGCGCGGCGCCATCTGCAAACGTGCGGGTCACCACGCGCATCTCACCGGTGCCGAGACTGGGGGTGTCCCAGACGGCCACCGGCGAGGCCCGACCGATGACGTTCAGCAGCCCTGTCCGGTGCTCGGTAGCGATGGCACCGTCATCGATGACCAACTCCACCATCACGGCGCCATACGGGTCACCAGGACCACGCAGCCACTCCCCGCAGTCGCCGGGATGCCACACCGTCGGAGCGCTCGTCTGTTTCCACGCGCCCAACACCTGAACCGTGGCCCCGGACTTAATGAGACCGCGAGCCCGGTACCACAGGTCGACGCCCTCGGGCTGCTCGTAGTCGTAGACGGTGACGAGGTCGGCCGGTGCCGCGACGGTGAGGGCGCCGCGCACCGGCTGCCAGTGCAGCACGTCGACCGCGGACCGTTCGACCTGCACGTGAGTCCAGTTGACGTGCCCCGTGTCTCGGGTTACCGAGACCTTGACGGCGCCGCCGGCGAGGATCGCGCCGGGCGCGCTGATCGTCCAGGTGCGGCCCCGCGGGTCGGTGTAGCTCGAGCCGGTGCCCGGATACTCGGTGCCGTCGAACCGCCAGACGACCGGTCCGCCGATGTGTTCGAGCTGCGCCCAATGCACCCAGCCGGCGATATCGCCACCGCCGACCGGGCCGACCCCGACCGGCGATACCGATAGGACCCCGGCCACCGCCGACGGTCCCACGGCTGGCGTCCGCACGCCGTCGATGATGCCGACCATGTTCGCTGAACCGGGCGTGAACTCGACTCCGTACGTGTGCGTCGCGCCGAAGGTCAGCGGGTCGTGGATCGTGATGTACGTAGGGGTGGTGCTCGGTGTTCCGACTATCTGGAACCCCATGTTGGGAGTGGCACCGGACGACGTGGCGTAGACCATGAAGTCGCCGCTTTTGTAGATGACGCCGGGAAATCCGGTGCTGGCGTGGTCGATCCGTGCCCGCCAGGTCAGCCGCATCGGCCCGGTGAACGCCATGTCCGGCGTCATCGGTGTCGTGATGTAGCCGGCGCCGATGTCGAGATACTCGACTTTGGTGTCAGGCGTCGGGACTGCCGTGATCGTCGCAACGACGGGCGGGTCGGTGTTCACGAAGAACGTTGACCCGGCGGCCCACGTCGACCAGTGCAGCTCGCCGTTGACGGTCTGCGCTGCCGCCACGTACGCCTTGTACGTCGTCGCGTTGGCGAGCGGCCCGAGCACCGCTGACGTCGCGCTCGACGTGACGTCGAACGTGTCGTAAGCCGCTCCCCCGGCGCCTGGATTGAACCCGAGAGCGTTGTAGGTCGCTGCGTCGAACACTCTCACCCGATAGCGCTGCTGCATTCCGCCGCTGTCAGAGTCAGGGTCGCCGGCGAACGTCCACGTCAGCGTCGGAGATGCGGTCAAGATCGTGCCGGACGGACCGCCGACCGTCACGACCGGCGGCGCGCAGTACAGGACGTCGACGAACAGCTCGATCATCTTGGATAGGTACTCGCCGGCGTCGCCCAGCCCCCCGTACGGCGGCGTGACATGCCAGAACCAAACCTGTAGATCGTCCAGCTGGGCCTGCCCGAACGTGTGCGCAGCGTTGAGCGGCGTCCCCGATGTCTGGATACCGGCCGGAGTCCCGCCGGAGATCGTGAACGCCCACGATTCGTAACCGGCGCCGGACAAATCGCGCAGCGACACATACGCCGTGATCGGGTCGCCGACCGAGCCGCCCGCGCCGCCGATACCGGCATTCGCGACCCGAGCCCGGACCAGCCCGGCCTTGACGACCGCGCCGGCAGGCATCGCGACCGTCGACAGGTGGTACTGCGTGTAGATCGCCCGGCGGATATAGGCGTACGTCGAGTCGGAGCCGTCGATGACGGCCGTGTGCGAATCGCCGGCAATGGTGCCGTTTGGGACAAGCGCGACGATGGTCATGCGCGACCGGCCCGGATCGTCATGGCCGCGGCGCGCACCGCCGCGGCCGTCGTGGTCCCGATAAGCGCGGCAATGGGGCGACCGTTCAGGTTCACGACGATGGGCGGCAGGGCGGCGGCCGCGGTGTTGACCGTCAGGCTGCCGGCGCCGGTGCCGTTGGCGAAGCGGGCGGGGCCACGCCGGCGGGCTCGAATGATGGAACGAGTCCGGGCCGCGGACGTCACCTGTGTCCCGGCCGGCACCATCGTGCGCTGCGACAGCAACATCTCAGTACCGTCGGGGAGACGGATGAACTCCGCGCCGGCCTCACCGGCGATGCCGGGCGGCCCCGGCGGCACCTTGCCGCCGTGGGCGCGGTTGCCCTCGAACGTCAGCGAGCCGATCACCTGAACCCGTCGCGGCTTGAGCGCTTCCACCATCGCCGCGTTGAACTGGGTCATGTCGGCGCCAACACCGATGGCGGCGTCGAGCCCGTCAGCGTGCGACTTCGCATCATCGGCGGCCGTGGTCGCCGTCGACGCGTCAGCCCCGACGGTCTCGGTGCCGACAAGCCCGTCGGCGTACGCCTTCGCAGCATCAGCGGCGTCCTGCGCCTGCTGCCACTCACCGCCGTATGTCTCGGTGCCGATCAGCCCATCCGCGTACGCCTGCGCGGCGTCGGCGGCAGCGAGCGCCTCGGCAGGGTCACCGTCGATCGGCATCACTGCCGGGCTGCCCTGCAGCGCGGCGTTCGCCTCAGCGATAGCGTCGGCCGTCTGCGGCACCTCGAGCGACGCCGGCACCTTGACGCCCTCATGCCCGAGCTGGTTCTGAATCAGGGTTTGCGCCTGCTCGCCGGTGATCGTGCCGGCGTCGAGCGCCATCTTGATCGACGCCGTGTACGGGGTCTCACCGTTGAGCCCGGTGAGGATGTCGAGCTGCCGCCGGGCCTTCTCCACCGACGACAGCTCCACCGCTGCCGTGATTGTCGCTTGGATATTCTCCAGCCCGAGCATCTGGGCGACCTGCTCGCGGGTGAACTTGTTACCCAGCTCGGCGGTCACCTGGTCGATGTAGCTGTTCGCCATCGCCGTGGCCGCTTCCGAACCATCCGTTGAGAACGCTTCGGTGACTTTCGTTTGGATCTGCGGGCGGATCGCGTCGATGGCGTCCAGGAACTTGTCAGCCTTGACGTCACCGGACAGGACGTCCTCGACCTTGATGCCCTTCAGATCCTCGGAGAGATCGCCGATCGCCAGGCTGATGTCACGGACCTGCCCGGCGAGCACCTCCGGGGCATTACCGATGTCGAACACATCCGACAGAGCGTCCTGGTCGATCCCCATCAGTGAGAACGTCGACCCGAGATCGCGCAGCTCGCCGGTCGCGCCCTTGACGTCGATCCCCATCTGCTTCGCCGCTTCGGCTTGCTTCTGCAGCGCGGCCTCAGCCGCCGCGGCGACGGCCGGCGTTTTCGCCAACTCGCCGTTCATCTCCTCGAGCCGGGCCTTGGCCCCGGCGAGCATCGCGTCACGGCCAGCGGAATCGGGCGACGCCTCGAGCGCTGCGACCCAATCCTTCTGTTTCTGGATTGATGCCTCGGTGACCGTGTCGGCCGCGTCGAGCCGCTCTTCGAGCGTCCCAACGAAACTATCGATGCCGCTCGTTGCGGTCGGCAGATCCTCGAGACCGAGACTGACCCGCACCACCTGCCGGTTCTTCATGAACTGGTCAGCGATGTCGGGGAACCCGTCGAAGAGGTGCGAGAAACTGAACCCGGCATCCTTCGCGGACTGCGGGATCTGTTTGTCGAGATCGCCGACGCGGTCCTTGACGAGCAGCACCGTCTCGGCGATCCGTTCGAGCATCGGCAGCACCGACGAGGCAATCTCGAGCGAGACGCTCTCGAGGACGCCTTTCAGTTCGTCCATCGTGTCGCGGAACTCGCGAGCGTCGTCGATCTGCTCGTCCGACGTGACCTTTTGGCTCTCGACGGACCGCATGTTTGCGAGGATGCCTTGAGTGCCCAAGTCGACCAGCTCGGCGAGGTTCGTCCAGCCCTTGCCGAAGACCTTCCGGCCGGCGTCGGCCCGGTCCGTGGCGTCGGGGATGCGGTGCAGGACGTCGATGACGTTGAGGAACGTCCCAAGGACGTCGGTCGTGCCGTCCTTGCTGCGCGCGATCGAAGCACCGATGGCGTCGAACTTGCCGGGCGACTGCCCGGCCGTCGTGTTCATCCGGGACAGCGCCGCCTCCAGCGGCCCGACACCGATACCGAGGTCGCCGGCGACCTCCTGCAGCCGAGAGGCTTCTTCGGCGGTCAGACCGAGCGCGTCGCGCAGCTCGCCGGCGCCAAGCGCGAGATCCTGGTAGTCGGTAACCGCCTTCGTGGCAAACGCGGTGATGCCCGCCCCGATGCCCAGTAAGGCACCGGCCCCGCCCGACTTGATCGCCGCGAACGCTGCCGTTGCCGCTGACGTGAACCGGCCGAACCCGCTCTCGCCGGCCGCCCCGATCTCCTCGCCGAGACCTTCCATCGCCTCGCTGGCACCGGACGTGTCCACCGTGACTTCGGCCTCGACGGACTGCCCGTCGATGTTCTCCAGTTCCTCACCGACGTCCTGCAGGGCGACGATGGCGTCCTCGGTGTCAACATCCACGACCGCCTCGGCGGTAGCCCCGTCAACGGCCTCAACCTCACTGGAGACGGTCTCCAGGGCGTCGATTGCACCGGACGCGTCGGCGGTGGCTTCAACCTCGGCGGTGGCCCCGTCGAGCGTTTCGACCTCGTCGGAGACCGCACCGAGCGACTCGGTAGCGGCGCCCGCGTCGGCGGTGACGCCAACCGCGGCGGTGGTCCCGTCGAGAGCGGTGACCTCACCGGTGACACCCTCCAGCGACGCGTCAGCCGCCGCGGTGTCAGCTGACACCGCGACCGACGTCGACTGACCATCCAGCTTCTGGGCGGCCTCTGCCACCGCCTGCAGATCGGCGACGGCAGCGTCGGCGCCTTCAACCTTGATATGGGCAGAGATCTCGTCAGCCACTGAGCGCCTTCTTTACCTGGGTGGTGACGATGTCGGGGTATTCCCTGCGGAAGGTGTCCACCGTCTGGGTCCAGGTCCGCTTCCCGCGTGCACCGGGGTGCCGGATGGGACCGCGCACGGGGTGGCCGTAGCCGGCCCCCTTCAGGAACGTGGTCCGACGCCCGACCCTGTGAGGCTTGGTGCCCTCCTCCAGCCAGGTCCACTGAGCCCGCGGGGTGCCCTCAATGAACACCACCGAGTTGCCCATGGTGGCCTTGGTGCCCATCGTGACCGAGCGCCGGCGGCCACCCCGGCCGTGGAGCATCCAGACGCCACCGCCACCAACGGCGCGCCCCACGGACGCCTTGGCGATGTCCTCGAATCGGTCAGCGGCCTCCTGGATGATCTGGCGTTCCACCCCGGACAGCCGCGCCGCAGCGGCGGTGAATGGCTCGCTCACGCATGGGCACCAGCGGCCCACGCCGTCCCGGACCAGTTGAACCCGTACGTCCCAACGGTGATCTTCTGACCGGTCGTCCATGCCGTCGCGGGGACCGCGACGTAGCCCAGACCGGCCAGCTTGGCGGCGTTCGTGGAGTCGCTGGCGGTGACGGTGGGCTCCGCCGGGAACACGTCCCCAGGCTTGGCGGCACCCTTCACGGCGTCGCCACCGACGATGATCACGGACGTCGTGGCGTCACCGAACTCGATATCCGGCTTACGCGAGCACGGCAGGGTGATATCCGCCGTGAGCGTGGTGCGGGCCTCGCCGCCAATGGTGGCGGATGAAAGCCGGACACGGCCGATGGCCATCGGCGGGTTAGCGCCATTCAGGCCCAGCATGAAATAGCTTTCCTCGGTGTCATGTTCAAAGAGGAAGCGGTTAAGGCCCGTCGAAACGTTCGGATCTTGCAGGAATGTGACCGACAACTCGTAAGTCGACTTAGCGGGGGTGGGAATAGTCTCCCCTGGCTCGCAGAATGTGGCAGGCACATCGGAGGTACTTGTATCTGCGGTGGCATTCAAGGCGCCGGCAGTTGTCTGACAGCTCCACGATTGCGAACCGGCGTTGTAATCGGAGAGCGCCACGTTCAACAGTGTCTTCCCTCCGGGCGCTTGCCAGCCGCTCTGGAAACCAACGGCCGCCGTGTCCACGACAGCGAATGCGAGTTGCCCGCTTTCGATCTGGAAGATATTACGGGACATTGTGAACTCCTCAGCAGGTGACGGTGTCTGTCGTAACGGTGGCGATATAGGCGGGATATTCCTGGCCGGCCACCAGGACGGTGCCAGGCAGGAACAAGGTGCAGCGGTAGAAGGCGTCACCCACGCGGACGTTCTTGGTGCCGCCGAGCACGGCAAACAGCTGGTCTGCCAGCGCGTCCAGCTCACGCTGGGAGTCCTCGTCGTTGATGCGTCGGCCCATCAGCGTCACATCCAGTTCCACGCCCATCACCCCTGACGTGAACGTCTCACGGAGTGATGGACGCCCGATGACGTGGCACGGAAGGTGGGCCACGTCATCGGGGAGGTACGAGTAGGTGGCCAGGCCCGTTGACGCGACGAGCCCGGCGACCTGCTCCCGTGCGGTGGTGATAACTGGGGTGATCGTGATTATCACGCCACACCGGCCTTGAGCATGTCCCACTTGTGACCAAGCAGTAGCTCGATATCTGGGTCGCGGGAGATGATGCGGATGACGCCCAGCTCCCCGAACCCCGCCACGCCCTCCGGGGACTGGCGGCGCTTGTAGAGGCGCGAGGCCATCAGGACGATGGCCTCCTGGACTTCTGGGTCATCGAACCGGCAGTCCATGACGTGATCACGGACCCAGAACGTGGCGGCGTCCAGGGACCGCTGCAGCACCGTGGTACTGGCAGCGGTCACCGTCCCGATGGATGCCCGCAGCGCGTCAAGGTCCGCCGTGGCCATCAGCTGAGGTACCCCTCGGCGCGCTTGATGCGAGCCTCCTGGTCGTCAGCCACCTTCGGCTGCTCGGCGGTGCCGCCGGATGACGGAGGAGCGGGCGTCTCCACATCATCCGGCGGCTGGTCGTCAGTGTGTCGCGTGGCCATAATCTGCCTCCCGTTAGGCGTGGGCGCCGGCAGCCCAGGCGGTGCCGGACCAGTTGAACTGGAATCCGTTAACGGTGATCTTCTGGCCGGTGGTCCACGCCGTGGTGGGGTCGGCCACGAAGCCGAGCGGTCCGAGCCTGGCGGCGTTCGGCGCGTCGGACGCGGTGATCGTCGGATATCCGGTGAACGTGTCGTTATTGGTCGCCGCGTCGTACTGCGCGCCCGGCGGGTTGACGCCGGCGTCGGTCATGGAGACGCCTGGCCCGGAGCGGTCTGCCCGCACCAGTGACTGGTTGGGCCAGGAATACTGCAGGCCGGGCATCAGGCGGTCAGCTTGATAACGGCGGTGGGCACCAGCACGGACACCTGGAAGTAGCCGGCGTAGGCCACTTGGACACCGAGCACGGACGGCTCCGTCACCTGCAGCGCCCCGATGCGCTGCTCGTACACGCGGGCGGCGGAGCTGTTGAGGAGCAGGATGGTGCCGGCGGCCAGCCCGTAGGACATGTAGACCGTCACGCCGGAGATGGAGCCCATGGCCCCACCGGTGAGCGAACCGGCGCTAAAGCCCGTGCTGTTGCCGTTGGTGACGCCCACGGACGGGAACAGCGCCCCGACCACGCCCATCATGTCCGGGGACACAACGAGCAGGAACCGGCCCTCACCAGGCGTGGCGGCGTAGGCGGTGCCCACGGCCTTCCAGACGGCGGTGTTCACATCAGCCGCCGTGGATGACGTGGTCAGCACCGGAGTCTGGGCGGTGCTATTGGCCTTAAGCGCGACAGCCGTAGCCGTCTCGGTATCAATGGCATATTGCCCAGCCAGATCGTTGAGGACGATATCCATGATCTGCGGCACAGACCAATCCAGGTTCTGGCGAGACAAGTTCAAATATCCGCCATATGTGTCCATGGACACGCTCACGGAATCAATGAGCATCTTGCGGCTGACCAGCTCCGACTTCTCCGCCGTTTGCTTCGCGGTGTCGGTGTGCTGGGTGATGCGCGGAATGCTGAACCGGCCACCAGGCATGGCCATGACACCGAGCGCGTTCACGATCGGCCGCGACGTGTCGATGAAGTTGAGCAGCGGCCCCACGACGGGGGCCGGGATGATTCCCAGGTTGTCGGCGGTGGTCTGGTGGGCGGCGGCGCGGTGGTAGATGCTCAGGCGCTCCTTGGCTTCCTCCACGCCCACGCCGGCCTGCCAGCGGTCCACGACGTACTGGCCGGCGGAGCGGTACTCCACCGATTGGGAGGCCTGGGGGGTGCGCTGGGTGGCCAGGTCGGAAGCGATCTCCTCGATACGGAGACGTGACTGCTGGGACACCTTGGCGGCGGCCTGCAGCGGCGTCAGAAGCCCGTTGAGGACGGTCATCCGGTCGCTGGTCTTCTGCACCAGCTCCGTTTCCTGGGTGGAGAGATCGCGCCCGCTGGACTGCTCCAGGAGGGAATCCAGGAACGCCTGGCGCGTCTCCAGCTCGTTGGTGTATTCGGCAATGAGGGTGTCGGTGGACCCCATGGTGGGCTCCTTGCGTGAAGGATTGATGTTCCACGCAGGTTCGGTGACACCCACAACAGCCGGAACGGCGCACCAGCGCCCATCAACGGCTGAAGGAGTCAGCTCCTACAAGGCCGGGAGCATAACGCATCAGACATAGCCGGTGGGGAGATGCCCGCGCTCACGCAGTAACGCCATCATCTCGTCGCGGGCCGGCGTGGCGCTGGAGGACACCTTCTCCGTGGTGGTGGAGCGGACCTCCAGGACGTTGGCCCCCTCATAGGCGGGGTCAGCGGTCAGCGCGAGATGATGCAGCCACGCCTTGGTGATCCGGCGCTTGGAACGGTTCTCCGTCCAGACCTCCCCGCCGGGAAACGGCATGAACCCCACGGAGGCATCCAGCACCCCGTCAGCGGCCAGCTCCAGCGTCTCATCCCCCAGCGGCGTCTTTGACACGCGCAGTTCCGCCACGAGCGCGTCCGGGCGGTCAGACACCCAGCGCGTGACGCGCCCCACCGGGGCGTGCAGCATGTGCTCACGGTTGACGCGGATACGCCCGTTGCGGTGCTCGATGCCGGCAAAGGCGCCAGGCGCGAACGATTCACGGAACCGGCCATCAGCACGGGATGTCTCCGCGTCATACGGCATGGCCACCAGCGTGATGATGCGCTCCGGGAACTGCACCTCCGCCACGGACCCCACGGAGCGGCGCTCCTCCACGGCACCGGCCGGCGCGATGTCCTCGGTCAGCGTCATTGCAATACCCCTGATGTCAGTGGCGGTGCCGCCACGGTGTTGATGCTCCGCTCCAGTTCCTGGATCTGCTCCAGCGCGAAGACGCCGGTGCGGAGCCAGATGTCCTCCGTCTGGGCACGCTCCAGCGGGCCGGGCCGGACGTACTCGTCACGGTTCAGCTCCACGGACGTGCCGCGTGGCAGCAGCCAGCCGGACAACTCCTCCATGACGCGGGCCGCCTTCGGCTTGAGGCCGGCGCGCCAGTGATAATCAAACAGCTGCACCGTCGTGGAATAGGTGAGCGAATCCCCGCCGGACGGGAGGCCCAGCAGGAACGGCGGCACACCGAGCAGGGTGGCGATACGGGATTCCATGGTCTGGGCCAGCTCCACCAGCCCCAGATCCTTCGGGGAATAGGAGAGCAGCTCATACTCAAGGCCACCGGCGAGCACGGCCGGCAGGCCCATCTTGGACATGCGCGCCTCCACCCAGGCGGTCTGCAAATCCTCCGCCTGCTCCTTGCCGATGGGGCGGGCGGACTTGATGACGGCCGGCGGCACGGCCCCGGAGGAGGCCAGCTGAGAGACGTAGCGCATCAGAGCGTTGGCGGCCACCAGGCGGGCGCTGCCGGCCTCCAGCGGGCCGTGGCCACGGGCGTCACCAATGCTCGACTGATAGCGGATGTGGAGCATGTCGTCGGACACGTCGCGGTCACCGATGAGGTAGCGGCGCAGGCCGGCCCGGTTCAGCTCCACGTTCACCGTCCACGGCGGCACCACGTGGAACCGGGCCGGGTAGCCGGCACCGTCGCGGTAGCGGGCGGTGGTCAGGATGAAGGCCTCACCCTGCTGGTAGTCCCAGAACAGCTGCTTGGCGAACTCCGCCCAGCCGTTGTAATGGTCCGGGGAGGGGTTATTGATCCAGTCCGCGGACAATGATGGGGCGGCCCCCACGAAGTACGGGGGCATGGTGGACAACACCGACGCGTTGAGGTCCAGGCCGGCCCAGGCCACATCCGTCAGCGTCTCCACGCGGCCCCACCAGTTGGGCGTGGACCACGTGTCCGGCCACCCCGCCCACGGCTGGGGAGCAATCACGCCAACATCTCCACCGCCGGCGTGGGGGCCAACAGTGCCCGGCGGCACAGAGGCCGGATCAATGCCGTTAGGGGTGTCGCGGGTGCGATTCTCCACCACGACCAGCCCAGACGGGAGGGATTGTTCCACTAGTGGACCAATGCTAGGCCATTAAGGCCTCGTCATGTATACATGGTGGGCGCGCCGGCCTGGCCAGTCTCTACCCCCCAGACGGCCAGGGCGGCGGCCACCAACGGGCTGATGTCGGTGTCGGAGTTGCGCCGGTCAAACGCCCAACGCTGGCCCACGGCGCGTTTGGAGGCCCCCGCCACAGCGTCATTGAGACGCCAGTCACCCAGGTGGGCAATCCGGCGTTGCAGCACACGGTCGTAGAAGGCCCCTGCAGCGTCCGTAGCGCCCCGCGTGCCCACAGGGACCACCACCACCCCGAAACCATCAAGAGCGGGCATCAGAGAGGCCGCTGGAGAGATCGTGTCGATGATGACGGGGGCGTTCCAGCGCTCCGCCACCTCCACGAGGCGCCCCAGCAGCCACGAGGACGGGTCGGAGCGGCTCTCGATGACCTCCACGGCGCGGTACTCATCCACCGCCCCGGCGGCCACGATGGCGGCGCGCTGGCGGTCCGGGGAGAGATCCACGCCCAGCACCAGCTCCGACGCCGGCAGGATCACGTCCCCCCGGTGGCAATCCGCCCAGGCCTCCGCCGGGATGACCTGGGAGCTGCCGGAGTGGGAGAACACACAGAGGTACTCGCGCAGGAAGTCGGAGGCCCCCATGGCCGCGGCCTCCGAGCGCAGGAAGTCGAGCGTGATGCCGTTGGGCACGTCCAGGGTGGGGACCGTGGCCTTCCAGACCTCCTCGTCCAGGTGGTCCGCGTCGGGATCAGCGGACCATTCCAGCCAGCAGGTACGCGCCCCCGGCTGGCCGATGGCCTGGCGGCCCAGCTCCATGAACTGCTGCAGCAGCGTGGATTCCTCGTCACCCGCTGATGACAGCACCACGAGCTGGGCGCCGATGCCGGCCAGCGAACCGTCACGCTGCGCCATGGTCGGCCGCACGGCGCGCATCAGCTCCGCCTTGTGGGTCAGCGCCTCGTCGATGATCGCCAGGTCCAGGTCCAGGCCCCGCGGACCCTTCTCGCTGGGTGTAAGCGGCGCGTACCACGAGCCGTTATCGAAATACATGCGGGGGTAGCCGCTATGGCGGCTCACACGGCTGATGCGCCCCGACAGCGGGGAGCGCATGAACATGTCCAGGTGCTCCTCCCAGCGGCTGACGGCCGACGTGCGGGTCTGGGCCAGGTAGGCAATGTGCTGCGGGCCGACATGACGCGTGTCGGTGTAGCCGGTGAGGTCATAGTCCGGCAGCAGCGCCTGCATCAGCACCCGTGCTCCGCTCCAGCGCGTCTTCCCTGACTGGCGGCCCACCAGCGCGCCGACGCGGTCGTACTGCAGCCGGCGGCGCTCCCCGATGACGTCCACCTGCGTCGACACCTCGGACAGGTGGTGCTGCCAGAAGTACATCGGGGGCAGCTCCAGGCGCTCCCAGATGTCACACATCACCCACCCCAGGTTTGGAGCCGTCAGCGCGGTCCCGATGCGCGGCAGGGTGCCGGTCAACGGCTGCGGCGGGGTCGCCGGATCGACGGCCCGGAGGATCACCACGCCCGCGTTGCCGTTGGCACGGCGCGCACTTTGTTCATGTGTCCTCCTTGGCTGTCGCTGCAATGTCGGCAGCTGGCCACGTAATGCCCGCCAGCCATCACCCAGGCCTCCAAGGATTGGAACAACCCCAGGGGTGGCTGGTGGTCTGCAACGGAGGCGGGACGACGTCCACAATGCACGCAGACGGGAGCATCGGCCAGCAACGCGGCACGATGCGCCTTATGTTGCGAGGATCTGCGAGCTCGAGCCCTCCAGGCGGCTTTCATGGCCGCAAACCATACACCCAGGCAGGCTTGGCGCAATGTTGGCACCAACATTAACGAGCACGGGTTATGGCTCGTTTAATGTCCCCCGGCTATTAATCCCCGCTGATATTAGCGGCGTGGATGGATATCCATCCACGCCGGGCCGTTTGGGGTAAAATATGTCGACGTGTTTGTGGTCTCCT